ACCGTTAAGAAATATTATAAGTCTAATCGCTGCAGCAGCAGTAGGTACTTGGGCATACTTTGGCGTTATTGAAAGACTAAATCAAATTGAAACCAATATTACATTAATGAATACTGACTTAGAAGAGAATACAGAGTTTCGTATCAAGTGGCCAAGAGGGGAAATGGGTTCTCTCCCTGCAGATAGTGAACAATTTATGTTGATTGAACATTTGGCAAGCCAGTTAGAAAAGCTTGCAGAAAATATAGAAACAGGACAAGCTCCTTATGACCAACAACAAAAATTAACTTTAGAGTTTTATGAAAAGAGAATCAGTAAACTAGAGGAACGAGTAGACGAGTTAAAAAACGGAAAGTAAACGGTATGATAGAAACATTTACAGGTTTTATTCTTATGATGTTTATGAGCGGTGATCCACAAAATAAGCCTACGGAGTTTACTCCTAGGGATTCACTGTCTCATTGTTTGTCGACTAAAAGAAAAGTATTAAGGACGCAAGGATCAGGTGGTCCGCAATGGGTGTGTAGAGAAGGTACTATTGAAATGAAAGAATTCAATGGAAAAATGCATCCTATACAACTAATAGAGGATTAATATGGCAGAAGAAAACTCCGGCTTTCAAGCACTTATTGATAGTGTAAACAAAAGCAATACAAGTCTTGCAAATGTAGAAGAACACACGCGTAATTCAAGAAGACATCTGCTTGAAATGAAAAAGTCTGTATTTCAGATGGCGGAGATTACTGAACAGCTTGCATCACCTGACACTGAATCAAGACGTGAAGATGTAAATCGTCAAGAAAGAATGATTGACGCGCTTGAAAACATCAAAGGTGGTGTTGCAAAAGCTGGTGCAGGCGGTGGTTCTTCAACTGGAACAGGTGGATTTTTAGGAGCGCTTGGAGGTGGAGGAATAGGTGCATTTCTTGGAGGTGCTGGTCTTGGTGGTGGTGCTTTATTAGGTGGATTAGGTTTACTTGCAGGAGGTGGTGCACTTTTACTTAAAGAACTCAGTGAATTTGATGGTGAGGCTGTAAAGAAAAATATACTTGCACTGACAGAAATATCAGATGAGTTAGTTGCAAAAGAAGGAAGTATCGGCGCAGCATTTGGTGAAACTGGATTACTAGTTGGCATGCTAACAGGTTTAGGTGTAGGACTTGCAGCATTTGGAGTTGGTGCAGGTATCAATACAGTAGTTGCCAAGTTTGAAGATCCAAACAATCCTTTTGCCGAGAGTGTTAAGAATAATGTAATTACTCTTATGAGTATAGCAGATTTAGGGTATGACAAATCAAGTGTCGCAGGTGTATCTGGTGCACTATTAGCATTAGGTCTTGGATTAATATCTTTTGGTACAGGTACAGCAGTTGCTGCGGCAGGTGCCGGAATGGATGCAACAGTTGAGAAATTTACTGGTAAAGGATTTGCAGATGCAACTGTTGAGAATGTTACAAAGCTTTTAAGTCTAGCCGATCTTAAATTTGGTGATGCTGCAAAAGTTGCAGGTGCACTTGGTATGTTAGGTGTAGGTCTAGTAGCATTTGGTTTAGGTTCTGCAGTTGGAGCCGCTGGTGAGTTACTGTCAACTGGATCGTCAGCGGCAGGCCAAGCGGCAGGCGTTAAAGCATTTACCGAAGGACAATCTTTTGGTGAAAGAGTTAAGACTGATGTAGGTCACCTATTGGATATAATGAATCACCCCAACGCAACATTTGGATCAGTAGTAGGTTTTCCTCTTGTTATGGGAAGTATTGGTGCGGGTCTTATAGCATTCGCAATAGGTGAAGCCGCAACAGCAGCTTCAGGCGCCGCGGCCGCTGGTACGGCTAAGATAGCTCCTGGCGTAGAAATGTTTCAAAAGGGACAAAGTAACGCAGAAAGAATTAAAAAAGAAGTAGAAATACTCTTATCAATTGCTGATAAGCCTATGGGTCAGTTGGCTACAAATATAACAGGCTTTGTTGCGACTATGACAGCCATTGGAGGAGGTCTTGCCGTATTTGCCGTAGGTGAAACCGCAACTGCAATATCTGGATTCGTAGGAGGCGCATCTGCTGGAGATGATGATAGCCAAGCTGCAAGGATAAAGAAGCAAGTCGATTTATTATTATCAATAGGTGAGAATCCAAACATTGGTAATGCTGCAGTTGCTGGTACTGCAATGAAAGATCTTGGTAAAGGACTAAGTGCATTTGCAACAGGTGAGTTTGTAGGTGCATTGGCAAATGCCGGAACAGCAATACTAAGTTTCTTTAGTGGAAAAGAAACACCTTTTGACAAAATTAAAGCTCTTTCAGAGGATGCAGAAGATTTAGATAAAGCCGCTAAAGCGATAGGTACAGTTGCAGATAACTTAAAGAAAGTTGTTGCAATTAAAGTTGATAAAGATTCAATGAATATAAAAGCATTTGCTGAAGATCTTAAAGAAGCCGTTCCAATTATTGAAGCTGCAGTACTTGGAACAACAGAAGGTGGTTTTTTATTTGGAATAGGATCCAGAACAATAGAGGGCTTATCAAATAATGCACAAGCTTTTGCTGATGCGAAAAAGAATCTACTTACACTAAGAAGTGCGCTCGATCCAGAGGGAGCTGGAGGTGCAACTGCACAATCTGCATCTGCTGTCAATATTGATGCTGTAAGAGTTTTTGTTTCGGGTCCTATTGAGGCTTCTGGAAACATAACAGCTACAGGTCCAGTATCAACTGCTGGTGGACAAGGAATTCCTCCAGGCGCACAAGGCATAACTGATGGCACCAGTAACTTTAAAGCTACATCGGATGCTGAGACAATAGAAGCTGGAAGATAATAAAAAAAGGGAGGTAAAAACCTCCCTTTAAAGTTTAAGGAATAATATTCCTTAGGCTTCTTTAGCCAATCGTGAGAAATAACTCAGAGTATCATCATCATTACTTTCACTTTTAATCTCTGGCTCGTTGCTCGTAGGAATGGATGGAGAAGTGGCAACTTCATCCAGAGATACTGACTCCGCTGTTGTCATTGGAGCAGATTCACCTAGAACTCTCATGAGTTTTTCTTGGAGTTCACCATAGGATTTATAAGTCTTAGGATCAAGGAACTCCTGTAGACTATGCATTCGATTATAGACACCTTCTAATTCGGTATCATCACCGTTAAGTAAAGCAGCTGGTGCTGCAAACTCAGATTTATCATAATTACGATAACCTTCAACCTGTCGAATTTTCAGTTTGAAATCGGCACCTTCCCAGAAGTCAAATGGATTGACCGGCTTTTCGTCCTGGAATTGTGGCTGCATTAAATCCATGATTTTATCAAAGATTTTTTTACCGAACTGATAAAGGAATACTTTTCCTTCATTAGCTGGATTTGAAGGATCAGACACAACCATAATGTTGGTTACATAATGTAGCCTACGCTTACGATCTCTAACAGTCTGTTTATCTTCATCTCTACCTGTATTCCAAAGTTTAGAATTCATTTCGGAAACAGGATCAGGTTGACTGATTGAGGTTAAAGATTTTTCAATGTACCATAATCCACCTGGACCTTTAAAGCCGTGATCCCAATATCGAACCCAGGGGAGATCCTCACCCTCTGGTGCTGGGAGAAATCGGATTACTGCATAACCATTACCAGCTTTATCAACTGTTGGTTTCCAGAACCGATCATCTTTGTAGGATTTTTGTTCACCGGATCCACCTGCTGCGGTGGCTGCTTCGGTTAGTTTTGCGATATCGTTTAAACGATTTTCTTTAAGTGCTGCAAAAGACATATGTATTTACTCCGTATTTTGTATTTGCTGAATTGTCCACTTTATTCATAATGTAATAACTATATTATACCACAGTTTCACTAGAATGTAAACCCTTTTATTGCAATTTTTTGCATTTTTTTCAAGTCACAATTAATAAAAGTGCGATACTTCTTAATCAACCGAGACATGTCTGGCCAAACAATTGTCTCGGTTATTTTTTTATCTGCATCTTTCATGAAACCTACCAGTTTATCCAGTATGACCACAGATTCCAAACAGATATTGCCACTCATATATTCCTTTACTACAAAAGGATGAGTATCAATAAGAAAGAGATCATCAAACTGTTTCACTCTTTCTGTTAGACTATTTATATCATTCGTAAATGTATAAGTCAAAGATTCTTTTTTTCTTTTCCACTCTGTAAAACATTCGTCTCTATCAAGCATATCACCAACCCATTTATTTCCACTAACAAACTGTGATATATAAAAGTCTACAATGTCATCTGGCGTGGGAAATTTTTTTGCCAGTTTTGCAAAGTGGTATTTGTCTCTTCTCTTCCAAAATGATTGAGGACTTATTGATGTTTTGAAATTATATTTTGCAGCATCATATGATTCACTTTCAAAGTGAAGTTTAATTGCCATATAATATTTGTATGCATCAAAAGGTTCATTCATTAAGATACTTGAACTGCGATATAGATACAAAGACCGAGGATTACAAGTTTACCATAATCCAAATCAAATTTTGTTCCTTCGCCGTAGGATGCATCCCACATTTCTTTTAGTTTTTTCATTTCACTCTCCTATAATAATCCTAATAATTTAGCGTTTCCTGCTATGATGAATAAACATGTTGTGATGTGTAATATTACCCATAAACTTCTTACGATCAACATGTATCTATCATAAGGTTTTGTTTTGTCGTCTGAATAACTACCTAAAGCATACATCCAGACTTTACAAAATTTATCCCACACGGTTTCCTCTTAAGGCAAAGTATAATGCACCAACCCATAATAGTACATGAAGATTATCATATAATATTACATCCATAATACTTTCTGGTTCACCTATCCATATGACACCTGTCATAATACAACATAGAGTAATACCACTAAAACGAGTAATTGCATCTCCAATATCTGGAATGTAGCATCTACTTAAAATCGGTAAGTAAGGCCTGTTCATTATGCCACCGATAACAAGTCCTATTCCACCAAGCAATTCACCATAAGCGACAAACCACCAGACAAGATATGATAATCCATATGATGCTGCTTCATCTGCACTAACCGGAATCTTCATTAATCCTTGTTGAATAAAGATAATTGCTAATGGTACTCTAAACAACCAGTGACTTAAACAAAAGTCTGGTAATCTACTAAATATGTTTATTTTGCTCGCCATCTATATACTTCCTCTATACAAAAATTTCTTCCAAATTTACAAGTATTGTCTCCACGACAAACTTTTTCGTGCTTACTATTTTGCCAACATTCTGAAGTCAACGCACTACCATATTTATTAATCATTCTATCCCATGTATCGTCAATAAACATTAGACCTATTACAGGTAATATCATAGTTAGAAAGATTATCCATAAAAACGCTACGCCAAATCCTTTATTGTGATATGCTTGATTACTCATGCTTCATCACTTATATGTCTTTCTTGCGGTACGCATAGAATAGTTTTTACTGCATTGGCTGTAGGGTAAACTGATTTTCCATAATCTTTAAGAGCTTGTAAGTTATCATCTATATGAATACCGCATTCTTTTTCTGTCATAAAATATAGAGGCTTACCATGTAAGTACTTAATTTCTACTGAATCATTTTCAGGTATCATAGCAGGATCTCCCCACCACATTACAATTGCAATTATAAAAACTTTTGTCATTTTTTATATTCCTCTTTCATTTCTTCCATTCTGTCTAAGTATTCTTCATAAAGTTCTGGATCTGATTTACTTCCGGTTGCGCCTGGTCCAGTTTCAACACCCCAGTTATTAAAAGATGCTACAAGTATTATTGCAACAAATGCATAACTAAGATATTTTAAAAAAACTAAAAAACCCTTATAAGTTTTTTGAGCTTCAGCCAACGCGGCCTCTTTTACATCACTCATTTAACCTCCAAAAACTGTGTTATGTGTGTTATTCACACGTACAAACGTTGAGCATTTAGAAAGTGTTTTAAGTTTCTTTGCTCCAACATAGGTGCAAGCTGATCTTACACCACTCAATATATCGATGATAGTATCTTTTACAGGCCCTTTATAATCAACCTCTACAGTTTTACCTTCTTCACCACGATATTCTCTTTTTCCTACTTTATGTCTATCCATTGCTGTGTTAGATGACATACCATAAAATCTCATTTTACCTTCTACAATTTCTCCATCACATTCATCATGACCTGCAAGCATTCCACCAATCATTACAAAATCAGCACCACCTGCAAAAGCTTTTGCAATATCGCCGGAGTTATTACATCCACCATCGGCAATGATATGACCATCTAAACCATGAGCTGCATCTGCACATTCCATTACGGCGCTGAGTTGTGGATAACCTACACCAGTCTTGATTCTTGTAGTACACACCGAGCCTGGTCCTACACCAACTTTAATAATATCTGCACCAGCGAGAATAAGTTCTTGAGTCATATCTGCAGTGACTACATTGCCTGCTATGATTGTTGCTTCTGGACATGCATCTCTTAATTTTTTAACAGCATCAACAAAACTAATTGTATAACCATTTGCTACATCCAATCCAATAAAAGCTGGTCTGGTGTTTTTCCAAATGTTTATTGTTTGGTCCATATCCCAATCTGCTATTCCTCCCATAACGCATAATGTATTTGTAGAATTTTCATATGGGAGTTTCCACCAATTATCTGGATCAGCGTTATAATGTTTAGCAATACAAGTAATTACTTTATGTTCACTTAATGCTCTATGCATTTCAAATGTTCCAACAGTGTCCATATTGCTTGCCATTATTGGAATACCAGTCCACACTTTTTTACTATTCACAAACTCATATCGTCTTTCCATGTTAACATCAAATCGTGATCTTAATGTAGATCTTTTAGGTCTTATTAAAACGTCTGAATAATCAAGTTTAATATCTTCTTCTATTCTCATTGGTTTACCCTATAATTTTCATAGAAATTCCAAGCAACACTTCCCATGATCAACGTAAAGAAATCTCCAATTATGAGACTTGTCCCTATTATATATGCAGACACAATAATCATAAAATAATCTCTTGGTTCTAGCTGTGGTTTCTTTGGAGGTTTTTTTCTAAAGTCTTTGTATTCATGCGGTATCATATCGGTAAGGAAGCTCCACCGCCTTTTACCATATTTAAACTAACTGCTTCAGCTTTAATCTTTTCTTTTAGTATAGGACTAATAAGATTAGCAATATCAGCCGTGTCCAACTCTCTATCTTGACATACATCAACTACTGCATCAATATATGGCATAGGTTTTTCTTTTATTTTTTCTTCAACAAGTTTTGCAAATCGTTTCTTTGTAAGCACTTCCATTATTTTTCCCATCTGTAAAATATATGTGTTTCAATTCGTGTAGTACGAGTTTTTTGAGCAGCCCAAGCAGGTCTTACATAAGTTGCATGGTAGTGTGTTGCTCCTTCTGTTACATCTAAAATTCTATATGACATAACAATTCTTGCATATTCAACTGCTTTCCACCATGCTTTCTGATCTCTAGCTTTATCTGACTTCCCATCACAATACCAACTAAATTGGCATTTATGTCTTATTGGTATTCTTTTATTGGGATCTTTCCATGATGGTCTTGAAGGACCTTGATAGACAACTTCACAAACTGTGTTTGGATACCTATGATCACGAACTCGATTCATAGTAACTAGGCCAACGGCGATTTGACCTATCATTGACTGGTTTTTTGCTTCATGATATATGTTCAATGCCATGCAGTGTGTTTCATCAACATATGCTTGTGCATGCGTTGGACTATATAGTGCAGCAAGAATACTTACTGCAAATAGTTTATTTAGTAATTTCATATTGTTCTCAATAGCAGTGTATCTTTATTTATTCTTGGAGCAGGTTTACGAGTTTTAGTTGTAAGACCTTTCCATGCCACATCGATTTGTTTAATGGTTTTATTAATAATCGTTGGGATAAAGTCATCAGGCTTTCTCAATGTTACACATCTTGAAATATCAATATCAACATCCTTTAATGTTGAACCACTAACCTGAAAACCTTTTGGTGAAGAGGTTACATACTCTGTAAGAATTTTATTCTTTACGTTGAATGTATAGAGCCTCGTAGCTCCTGGAATAGAAGTGGCTGCCACGGACACGAGCTTATAGTTCTTATCCTCTTTCAAGTATGACAATCGAGCTACCTGCTTATCTGCAGTGCGAGTCTTTGGAAGTTTGGTCTTACGCCTCGCCTTTGCTGCGGACTTAACTTTATCAAGATCGGCAAGCATGGCTTCACAGTGTTTAATACGTCTATTGATTTCTGTTCTTTTTAAATGAGAATAGCCTTCAACAGCTTGCTCACATCTTTTGTGATATGCATCTGTATAATCTAAAAGCCATCCTTCAATAACATCTTTACATGGTTGTACTGCTGCACCAGTAAGACCATGATATTGAAAACGTTGGTAAAGATCGAGCTCAGGTTTTTCACCTTCAATCCACGAATCTTGTAAATCTTCGAGCTCCATCAATACCGTTTTATTAATCTTAATACGTAATCTTTCTTGTGGAGAAAGCACGATTACGTTAGATTTTTCTTTAGCTTTTTCTTTCTTATCTTTGAGGATCTCCTTTCCTGTTGAAATTAATTCATCGAATCGAGATTTTAGGCTATCTCTATAGCTTAGTTGATTTTCCTCAAATTGACCCCCTTGGTCTACGTACCAGATAGTAGCCGCTCGGTGCGTGTAAGCTGTGAAATGATACTCAGGATTTGCTAGAATGGCGGCAGCATCTGATTTGTTGTAGGTCTTTTTGACCCAGTCCTTACAGATACTTGTAATTGTTTTCTTATCAACATCCATGTGAAAATGTGAAAGAACATGAACAAAACCTTTTGTTGGATCAACCGCGGCTAGGCCTGTCCTAGGTCTTGCTTTAATTTTTTTCTTACGTGCCACCATCTAACTTCTCCTTTGTTGTTGCTGGGATCTTACCGATTTTTTCCAAAACGAACCTCTTAATTGAGGCAACCCATAGTTGTGGTCCATCACTTCTTGTGAGGGCTGACAAAACCCACCTACTTTTATTTGAATCGCTGTAGGCTTAACCATGTTTATACTCATCCGATTATTCATTATGTATACATTCTACCATATAACGCGGCAAATGTACACAATTAATTTCAGTTGAATGCATTTTTTTTATATGCTGTGACAAATATATCACTTATTCGTGTTCTCCACCTGGGTCATTATCATCTAATTTTACTCTTTGACCGTTAACATACATGTTCTGTCTTGCTCTTGGATAACTATGATATCCGTTTCCTTTTAAGAAAAAACCAGGCTTTCTCTTTGCAGTTTCAAATGTGGCTACTGTTATTGCAATTGCAGCAAGTATCAAACAGTGCAATAATGCAGAAGCACCAAACATTGCATATCCTCCAACCCATGCAGAGAATAAACCACACCAAGTCCACGCTAAACATTGCATTATTAAATGCCGTGTTTGCGTATGAGGAATATGACGCAATGGATTCTTCTCATGATCCATTACACCGTTCCAGCAATCATAAACCCATTGTCTCATGGGTAAGCAAACTTAGTTACGTTGTCAACTCTAAATGATCTCCAATCTTGTTTATCAACATCAAAAACTTTGATAACTCCTATTGTAGCTTGGACGCCTTGATCGTCGGCTACAGGTTTTTTACTCGCTGGAATAAGATCTTCTTTAAGAGTGCATTGCATATCTCTTTCTTCTCCATTGACTTTTATAAACCTGACTTGGCAGACTTGTTGACGCAGCATGTCTATCATTTCATGTCTTGGGTATGGTGTTCCAATTGTCATTATGATCTCCTCATTTTTGAATAATCTTCTGGTTTATCACCTCGGCCGACCGGGACGAGGTTTGATTTGTGCATTGTGGCAATACCGACGATGTAGTCTCCTGAATATTTAACTTGAGATTTCTTGGCCGTGGAGCCACATATCCTGTCCGACGTTGGGAGTGACGGACGTGATTCTGTATAGTTTGGAATACTGTAACCACTGTGTTTTTCCTTATTTTTGAGTTGATCTGGATGTACGCCCATAGAACGTAGCCATGCATCATGCTCGGCTTGAGCTTTTTGCCAGCCTGGTTGTTTTTTAGTTTTACGCTTCTTTGTATTGAGGGAAGACATACCTCTCACTAAATGCATAGTCATTTATTTTTTGTCCTTAAAGTAAGTAGTGTATATGTAATCTAGCTTTCCAAGTTCAGGATGTACTCTTATCCACATGCCTGTATCTGGTTGAAAATGTTTTTTGAAAAAATTATCCAGCTTACGATTACCAGTTTTTTCTTCAGGTTTTATTTTAAGAGCCAACGCATCAAATTCAGCATCGCTCATGATTTGATCATCTTTGAATTCATAAGCGTATGCTGCTACTGACAACCTGATTCGGTTTCTTATTTCAGGATTAATCCCAGTCATTGTCATACCGAGTAGTATTTCTGAATGTTTCGCCGTAGTATTCATTGGCGTAAGAGGAAGCATCTGTCCAATGATTCCAATTTTCGGTGCGTTCTTCACCTTCCTTATCCATATCAGCCATAAGGCGTGCTTCACGGGCTTGTCTAGCCTTAAACCTAGCGTGAGCATCTTTAATCATTTGTAATCTTTCTTCTTTAGTTTGCATGTGCAATCTCCATCTATGTTTATTTAATAATATAATCTACCACATTTCACAGCAAATGTAAACAAAAAAATGCAGCCTAACTGCACTTTTTTTCTAGGGTGTGACATTTTTGTCACAATTATTTTCCTGTTGCTGATGGGATTTTGTCTGAAAGATCTGCGAATTCTGCTTCAAGGTTTACCTGAGTTCCACCTATCAATTTCGCTATTGCTTGAATATCGTCAACTAAATATTGACATTTAGCTTTATCGTATGAACCTGAAGTTTTATATCTTTCACGATGAAGCATTAATGCTTTATCTTGTAGTACTGATATTTTTTCATAAAGTTCTTCAACTGTTTTCATTTATCTTCTCCAAAATTAAAGTGTGTAGGGAGGACTGTGGGTTTACCTCCAACTAGGTCGACAAAGATACCATCTTCCAAATCCCCTAGAACTTACTTCCACTCGGTAGAGTGATGTGATCCTTGGCCGCTAAGCTTCGAACCTGGGTACCACCCCTAAGCAATCAAGTTACGCCTCTTGGTAAGACGCGTTTCCTTGCACTACACTATCTGACCCGTCGGTCAAATTAGAAACTGGTGGAGAGATTCTGTTTCCAAGCTCTCTCCTGGCTCAGTACAATTAGGCCGCTAAGGCGTAATTAACAGGTGCAAAATCATCGTTTGCATTTAGTTTTGTAGACTCAAACACCAGTCGATCCTGTTTCGCCCCCATCATGAATACACTACTAGTTTTCTTGCAAACTATCCGG